CCTCCTGTAAAGCAGGGGGGCGGAAGCTGTTGATGCGATCAGCCTTCAGCTTGGCCGAGGTCATGGCCTCTTGCGCCGCGACAAGGGCATCTGAGTCGCCGGACTCGTACGCCGTCTTGTATTGGCGACGCGCCTCTTCCATGTCGTTGGCAACATTGCGCTTGGCCTGCTCCAGCAAAGCAGTTTGATTGGTGCTCAAGGAGCCTTTGAGCTTCTTGTTCTCTTCAACAACCTGCTGGGCCAGCCTGAAAGCCTCGTCCTTTTCCCGCATGGCGGTTTCTTTGGCTCGGCGCTCTTCGTGGTAGCCCTTGGTGAAGTGCTGAATGCGCTTGCGCACGCTCTCGTCGTACTTGGAAAGCTCCTCATCGGTGACATCCTTGGGGGCCTCTTCCATGGGCTTGCGGCCACGGTCCTGCTCCGGGGTGTCATCAACAATTTCAACTTCCGGTTCAGCCTCTACAGCTTTGGTCCGAGATTGTTTTTCTTCCACCTCATCGGGGAATGTAAATTCGGTTTTATCGAGTTCTGCCATGATGACTCCTTAAACGCGCTGGACGCCGCGAGGGTCTTCAATGACCGCCTCGACAGAATCGTCGTTAATGATCCGCCACTCGGTGCCGTGAATTTTCATTCGAGTACCAGTATTGGGTCGCACGATTACAAAATCACCAACCTTGCAGCTTGGGCCACTTGGAAAGCGTTTCTCATCTTTAAATGCATCCGGACCCATTTTGGCCACGAATAATACGGGCGACAGCAGCTCTTCATACTGCATTGTCTGGCTGGCTTTAAGCAAGCCGCCCTCATATTCTTCTTTGGCTTCTGGGAGCATGCACAGAAGGTGGTAGGTGGCTGGGTCTGGAATCTGCTTGGCTTTTTCTTCAGGGCTTGCCTTCAGAACGCCAGACAGATCAACTGCCTGAACATCAAAGTTAGTCGTCATTGTCGTCTTTCAGTTTACGCACGAGGTCGCCAATTTCACGCTGTGCGGTCTGGAGACCTCGGATGACCCCGCACAACTCTCGGTATTGGGCATAGTCTTTCGACTGCCCAGATACCAAAGCCTCTGAATGACTGTTGACTTGCTCCTCAATTTTTTTGTTGAGAAGCTCAAAAATTTTCGTGTCCATTTGTCCTCTTAGTTCCCCGGCGATTTAGCAACCGGCTTGTTTGCAATCTCCATCAGCTTGGTCTGCATTTTTAAAGATGCTTCCTGCTGCTTCTGGGCCATTTTCTGTTCAAACTCCTGCTGACGCTGAGCCATTTCTTGCTCGTGCATTTGTCTGTCCATGGACATTTCTTGCTGCATTTTTGCTGCTGCAATCTCTGGATTTTCGCCTTGTCGGCTCGCAATCTCTTGAGCCTTCAACTGGACCTCGGCCTGACGAATTGACAGGTCGCCTTGCACCTTTTGGGCCTTGGTCTGAGCGTCCTGCATCTTGATCTGCAGTTCCTGTTGCTGCATCTGCACGATGGGGTCTTGAGCTTGCTGCTGAGCTTGTTTTTGCGCGGCTTCACCTTGGTGAATTTGCGTGAGCTGCTGGGCTGCTTGAGCAACCAGCTTTGCCAACTGAACTTCGACCTGCTCGGGCAACTCTGCATTGGGCGCTGGCAGCGTGGCACCAAGGCGCTCTTCGATCTGGTTGCGGTACTGGAACGCAACGTGCTCGGCAATGTGAGCCATGATGGCCGCTTGCATCTGTTGAGCCATGGGGTTCTGACCCATTTGGCCCATGATCATCGGGTCCTGCATCATTGAAGAGTGCACCGCGATGTGAGCGTCGTGGTCTTGATAGATGAACGCCTTGGTTGGCTTGCCGGTCAAGAAGGCCATGTTCTCGCTGACTGGATCACGCGGCTTCATGTCTTCGTCAATTGGCACCAGCTTGTCGGCGTTGCGCACACCGAGCACCTCGATCATTTGGCGGTGCAACTGCGGCAAGTCGTAAATCTGAGGGGCGCTCTGAGACAACTGGATCACAGCTTGGTACTGCATGATCCGCTGGGCCATGGTCGAGCTGTTGGGGTCCGACACGGGAATCACTTCCACCATGTCGTAGTCTTCTCGCTTGGCCCGTGGGTCCCCGCCGTTTGGCACGTACTCGTAGTCGCCCGGGGTGTTGTCACGGATGATCTCTTTGAGCAGTTTGAACTCCTGCTTCATGGAGAAGTGGACCCGCGCCTGCACCGCGCTCATGGTCTTGAGTTGACGCTCAAGCAGCGCCAGTGTTGTGCCCACTGGAGCGTTGGCACCCATGTCGCTGATGTTCATGTCAGCGATGGAGCCAAGGCGGCGACCCTCTTCAGTGATGCGGTCCAACAAAGCGGCCAGCACTTGCGATGGCTCCTTGTATGGCAGCGGCATGATGTTGTCGCGCACGGTGCCGCTTGGCACATCCACGTCGCGGAACTCGCCGGGTGCGATTGGAGTGTCGTCGCCTTTGATGCGCAGGCCGCGTGACTTCAAGCCACCGGGCAAGTTGCTCAGCGTGCCAGCGTCCACAAGTTGGCGGATCAACGATGTGCCAGCGCGAGCATAGCCGCCGATCAAGTGAATGTAGCCAAAGCCATAAGCGCCAAAGCCCGGCACGTAGTCGTACTGCACGAAGTGCTGTCGCTTAAGCTTCTTGGGGTCGGCCTCGTTCCAGTTTCGGTACACCGACAGGACTTTGTTTGTGCCCTTGTCGATGGTCACGATGTAGGGAAGAGCGATACCGTCATCATCCTCATAGCCGGGCATGTCGTAGTCCACTTGAATCTCAAGGAACTGGTAGCGCTCGTCATCGGTGACGGAGTAGCCTTGCTCTTCGGCCTTCTTCTTTTCCACGTCGTTGTGGATCATGACGGGCTCGCCAAGTTCAACGTCGCGGTAGAAGCCTGCAACCTGCAGCTTGCGCACGTCGTTCTTGGTCTTGCGCATCACATGGGTCACACGTTCCGCAGACCGAGCACCAGACGAGCCATAAGGGATAACGATGTCCTCTGCCGGGCAGAAGATTGATGTCTGACGGCCAAGGGTTGGATCGAAGTAGACCTTCTTGAACGCGGCACCGGCCAGCCCCAAGTTGAACAGCATGCGCTCATGCTCTGGGCGGTACTCTGGCATGCCGTCCACCAACTGGAAATTCATGTCGGTGCGAACGCGCTCAGCAGCTTCCTCTTTTAGCTTGTCAATTGCGCCAATGATCTGCGTCTTGACGGGTCCTTGCGCAGGGAATGTCTCAATGATCGTCTCGGACTGAAAGCGAACTGCAGCTTCCGTAAGCAAGGTGGAGAAGACGCCGCAGGCACCGGTCCAAGGTTCCGTGCGCTCTTCATATTTCATGCCAAGAACCTCAAGGCCCTTGACGTACATATCAACCCAGTCTTTGCGCGACGAGATATCCGACTCAACTTCGCCAACCAAATCAGAGCCCAGCTTCTCAAGCTCGCCCTCGTCCATGTATTCGGCCAAGTTAGCATCAAACGCTGGCTCGTCGTCATCCGGCATCAGGTCAATGGCCATGCCATCAATGCCGATCATCACATCATCCGGGTTGTCAATGACGATCTCAACAGCAGGTGTGTCGTCCTGCAAAATGTCTGAAAAATCCAAGCCGTTTGGGGCTGGATTAAGGGACGAAACCATGCTGCTCGTTGCCATATTTGATCCTCAATAGAACGCGGCTTTGCGCCGGAAGGACAAAGGTTCGTCCTGCTCGTCGGATTCTAGTCTCAAGAACCCGCCTTGTCGAAATCTCGTGACGGCCATTACAGCCGTGTCAGCCAAGTCATCGTGTGCCGCGTTTGGAAAAGCGGCCATCTGGTCGATCACTTCTCTGGCCCAGCGAGTATCCGGTGCCCACACCTTGCCAGCCTTGAAAATAGGCGAGACCGTGTTCATCCGGGCGATCTTGTCGTTGGACTGCTGGCGCGTACCTCGGCTGGGCGTGTAGCCGATCACAAAAATACCAGTCATCTGGTTCAGTTCTTGGATCAACGAGGCACCAGCGGCCTTGGCTTCCACGATGCACTCGTCAGGCTCCCACTCAAGATAGTTCTCCTGCGCCTTTTGCTTGAGCTCAGGGAACTCCATTCGCTTTTGGAAAGCGTCGAGCAAAATGATG